AGCAGAGCGGCAGCGTCCGACGCTGTGTCCGTCACAGCGAACTTCACCGCGGTAGGTGCCCCAGAGGTGTTCCACGTTGCAGCGAGGTCGACTCCAGGCGTCGCGGCGGCTCCAGTCACGCTCTGCCCAGCATTCGTCTTGACCAGCTCCTTGTTCGCCGCCGTAGGCGTGATGCTGATTTCCTTGTGGATCCCGTCCTGCGTCGCACCGCTCAACGCGGTCGCCCAGTAGTGTTCCAGAGCGAGACGCTCCCGTTCGTCCCGTTTGTGCTGCTGCCCCTGAGTATCGAGAGTAGACGCGAGGTCGGACCCGGCCGGTTTCGTCTCGTCCCAAGCGGTCGTATGCGCCATATGTTACCTCATCCGCACACGGATTCCCGTACGGTGATCGTTAAGCTTCAACTGCCGTAAAGGCAGCTTCTGCCGCGAGACGTAATTGCTCGCAGTGACCTCTTGGATATGCGCCTCGGCGAAGTCGCGCACCGTTTCGAAAGCGATCTGAGCCGCTGTCATGACGATCAGGACGTCGAAGATCTGCCCGAGAACAGACAGATCAGTGCCGCCGAGGTCTACTGGTTGAATCGTGTACCAAACCTGGAGAGTAGTGTCGACGGTCGGGAGGCGGTCGACGTAGAATAGGTTACCGTACCAGTAGAAACGAGCCGGCGGACCAGACGCCAACGCGGCACCAACGATCTTCTCTTTGTCCTCTGGCGCGAGCAGCACGCCATCAGTGACGTTTCTGACTAGGTCCGGCCACCAAATGTTCGTGACAGTGGCGGAGGCCGAAGACGCGCCGGCTGGCACAACGAATGTGGTGAGACCCTGAAGCTCGCGATGCTCGAACTCGTTCGCGATCTTCAGGTACGCGTCGTTCAAGAAGAAGCCCCGCATCCCCGCGGTGATGTCGGTGCGGTTCGCAGTACGAAGCAGGAGCTCCGCGTCCATGTCGGCAAAAGTGCGCCTCATAGGTCTATCGTCTCCTCATCCAACGGCGGTATCGCGACCTCGAAGGGCAAGTTCAGCTGTCGCAACGCGGCTGCGTGCCCCGGCTGGTCCTCACCACACGCGTTTGAGTTCGGTCCGTGGCACAGTACAAGCCCGTTCCGCACCGAGACCGCTGTCCGTGGATAGTCGACCCCGCAACGAGCACAGGTGTACCACTCACAGCCGTGTCGACGGTTGGTAAAGCGGGCGTCTAGCACTAGTACACTCCGTACTGCACGTTGATCACCGACGAGGTCCCGCTGGCCCTGATGAACCTGACCTTGCGGATGTTGTTCGCGTCACCCAGGACACGGAACTCGTACGCCGCAAGGTACTCGCCGGCAGAAGTGGTCGGATCTGCGGTGAACGCCATGCGAATGGGCTGTGCGCCATTCGTAATGCGGGCCCAGGTCTTCCCTGCGAGCGTCGCAGCGGTCAACCCAATGGCCGAGTCCGCGACCGTAATTGACTCCTCGGCGAGGACGTCTCCCGGCAGGTCGCTAAAGTACACACACGGGTTCATATGCTTTCCTTTCGAGACGTGACAGCCATGGCTTCACGCGGTGGAATACTTCGCTGGGCGAAAGCCAGGAAGAGGGAACGTAGAAGCCAGACTCGAGCAATTCGGGATCGACCCAAGCTATACTCAGCCGCTGTTCGTGGCCCGGCCAGAGCATGAACGTAGGGCAGTTGCAGCAGTGACACGCCACGTGCCCGAGGCCGGAACTGAACCCGATGTACCCATGGAGCGCTTTGAGGAGCTCCACCGCGGCACCGAAGGTGGTCCGACCGATGGGTGGCAGACCACGTGCGTCAGTAAGCCATCTGAGCCTAGAAGCCTCGTCGAAGACCGCCGCCGTCAAGTCGTCCCAAGCGCCGCCCAACAGGACAAAGCGGGCCGCGGGAGTGGCTTGCTGGACGCGCCGCAAGAACGCGGTCCATTCAACGTCACCCCACGTCTTCCACGCGGCCGCGCCGCGATATGACGCACAGGAGACGCCGATTAGCACGTCACCCGGATGGGTGTGTCGTAGGTACTGAGCCGCAACTTGTCGATGCGCGTCAGTCGTCGTAAGTGGATACCGGTAGGTAGTCGGAAGGTCCGGCATCCACGTTGCGAGAGGCTTCCCTGCTTCCAGGTGGGGGTTGCAAGCCAGCATGCAGAGCGAACCGTCCAGCCCGAACTGTGACGTCACGGCGGCCCAGGTATCCAGCCCATGCATCTGCTGGAAGCCGCGAATCGTGCTGTAGTCGAACCCGCAGTACGCAAAGGCCGCCACTGCAGGGTGCAGTTCACAGAACTGATGTAAGCGCCGGGGGGCGCCGTCTAGACCTAGGATGGCAAAGCGGTCTCCAGTGTTCCCGTACTTCGTCCAGGCCCACTGAAACTCCCCAATCCCCGACGGCACGACAATAGTCCGCAGGCCCTGAAGGTCCTCCTGCGTCCACGTGTTCCCGAGATACTTCACGACTAGACCTCCCCGAGGACGAAGTTCCAGCCCTGCCACTGCGGCTTCTCGCCGAACTGGTTCTCGAGGAACCAGGCACGAGAAAGGGAGAACCGTGTGTTGATGAGGACCTTTAGCTGTGAGAAGGAGACGTGACGTACGTGAAGGACCCCGTCAAGCACGGCATGTTCTTCTGGAACGCTGAAGATAGCGTGCTTCGCGGCGTGCTTCGCGCAATTGTCAACGACGATCTGAGGGTCGGGCACGTGCTCGAGGAGTTCCGTGCAGATCACGAGATCGAACTTCCGCCCCAAGTCGAAGGGCTGCCCGGCATCCAGGACGTGGACCTTGTCGTACTCGTTGACCCGCTCTGCATACATGGCTGAGGTCTCGCACCATTCGACCCCGACGATGAGTTCCGGCGCGTACTCGCGACGCCAACGGAATAGGGAGCCCATAAGGCCCTTATTGCAACCAACGTCCAGGATGGACGCGGGTCGGAGCTCCTTGACCAACGTCATCATCAAGTGCAACCGATCCGCGTGTTCCCGGAAAGTGTTCGCCCAGCCCTGTGCGCAGTCCGCTGACTTGAGGAAGGCTTTCTCGTCTTCAACGTAACGCAGATGCGTCTCGGCGACAGTTGCCACGGACAGGACCTCGCGGTGGGGAGTGGGTCTCGAGGTCCACTCCCCACCCTCAGGCGTAACGACTAGGTCTGACCGCCCACCACGACGGTGCCGGTATTGAAGTTGTAGCCCGCAGCCTCGACCGTGTCGGCGTCGCCACAGAGCAGCGTGCCGTCATTCTCGAACCATAGGTACCAGGTGTTCCCCGCGGTGTCCGTCATCGCGAGACCGGAGATGCCGGAGATGCCGGCCCCGCTCGAAACGCCGGACGCTCCGGCGAGACGAGTGAAGCCGACTGGGATGTTCTTGCTCTTGCTTGCGGCCATGAGTTAGCCCCCCGAGCTCCCGTACACGCCGCGCCACTCGGCGAAACCACGGCTGTAACGGGCGAAGATCTTGAACAGAGCGTCGCCGGAGAGGAAGTCGTCTCCGTTGGCGGTCTCGGGACGGGTCCGCCAGAAGAACTTCAGGTCGTGGCCCCCACTGCGCTTCCGCTTCTTGGGCGGCGCCAGGAGGAACCACGAGTCTGCGTCCGTCAGGTACCGGCAGGCCAGGAAGCCGTTCTCCGAGAGCTCGCCCTTCAGGGGGTTGATCTCGTTATTCAGGGTGTACGGCTTGTACTCGCTCTGCAGGATCTCCCTCGCGACCCACTCGAATGTGGGGTCGATCACCAGCAGCGCGGGTGACATGACGATCGGGCGACCCCGGTCATCCTTCAGCGCGCGGTAGTGGTCCAACGCGGCCTGGTAGGCCGTGTACGAGAAGTCCACGTCCGTGCTGGGCTTGTTGGCCTGCACTGCCCCACCATCGAGCCGGGTGTGAGAAACGTGGCAGAGGCACAACGTATCAATGCCGGCGTAAGCCGCGGTGAAAGCGTTGTTCAGGACGCTCCATGCGTCCACCTCAACCTTGTACGAAGCGGACTTGCCCAGCTCTGCAGCCATGCCGTCCATGATGCTGTACAAGTCATCGTCGTACATTTCTCGGGTGATACGGAACCCGAGACCGTACGACGCGTGGGTGTACCGAACTGCCGCCGAGATCAGCGGATCGTCGAAAGACACGTTCGTGCCTTCCGGCTTGCTGACCATCGGACCGAGACCGGCCACCTTGAGTTCCTCCTCGTAGGCCCTCTCCGACGAATCAACGTTGAGGACGGGCACCCATTGATTGGGCTGCGCGTCGATCTCGTTGAACATCACGTCGAACAGGCCTGGAGCGAGGAGCGCTGAGAAACCACCAGTGCTGGTTGCCATTGTTCCTGCTCCCTTACGAAGTGCGCTGTCCCTGGAAGTACTGTGGGTCGAAGCTGAAGATCACGTGACCCAGTATGTCGCCGACGGCCATCGGAATGCCGTCCTGAATGACGTCGCGGAGTTTCCACACGACGACTCGCTTGTTCGTGGTTTCGTAGAGGTCCACGGTCCACTTGGCCGCGGTCGTCGCCTTCCAGACGCCGTACATCTTGCCGACGTCGGTGACGTGAGTGTGTGCCGTCGACCCGCCCTCGTCGTTCGAGGAGTCCAGGTTGCCGACGAACA